TCCCGATGGGCTCGACTGTGACCGAAGACCCCGAGACTGGCATGGCTCCGATGTCCATCGGCCAGTCTGCTCCCGCCTTCGAGGACGTGCCACTGATCGCGCCCGACGAAGACGCAGCCAGGGGCGAGGCGAAGGTCGGCGAGAGCATCGCGCCCGAGACGGTGTTGAATGGCGCGCAAGTCACCAGTCTGATCCAGGTCGTCACCGCGATGATGAAGGGCGAGCTTCCATACGCAAGCGCGTTGGAGATCATCCAGTCAGCTTTTGGGATGTCGCTTGAGAAGGCGCAGAGAATACTTGGACCCGAGAGCAACGCCGGTATCAACAAGCCCGAGGAGATCGAGGCCGCAACCGAGCGCGCACTCGAAGCGGTTGAGATCGAAGTCGAGTCTGAGGTGGTCGAAGTTGAAGTCGAGATAGACGACCGCGAACTCGAAGACCCTAGCGAGGAACAGATCCAGCTCACGGCGATGCGCTTCCTGAACTCCCAGGGCGAAGGCGAGCGCCGGATGAAGGGACGCCTGCGCGCTGTCTTCACGAAGATGTCTAAGGCGGTTGTCGCTGCGGTCAAGAGCGAGCGGGCGCAAGAGCAGGGCGTCGAGACTCGCGCCTCCGACTCGCGCCTCGATGACGTGATCGACCAGTTCAACGAAGAGATGGCGCGGATCATCGAGGAGGAGGCGATCTCCCAGTTCGCCGAAGGCCACGAAGCGTTCGCGTCTGACATCGCGAGCAAGGTGTCGCCCGACCTCCTGGTCGAGTTCGATCTGATCTCTGACTCGGTCAAGGACTGGGCGAAGAAGCACGCCGCCAAGCGGATCACAGACATCGGCGAGACGACGAAGCTGAAGGTCAGACGCCAGCTTCAGGAGTCACTCGAAGCGAACGAGAGTATCGACCAACTCGCGAAGCGGTTGCGCGACAAGTTCAACAAGTTCAAGGGCGTCCGCTCGGAGACAATCGCGAGGACCGAGACGGCGGGCGCGTACAACACGGGCAAGTTCAACAACAGCCAAGTATTCGCGGACGAGAACCCTGACCTCGATGTCCTCAAGACGTGGGTGCCGACGCAGGATGAGCGGACACGCGAGCATCACAGAGCAGCGAACATCCAGAACGAGTCAGGCGAGAACCGGCGAACGGTTCCGCAGAATCGGCCCTTCAAGGTGGACGGCAAGCTGATGATGCATCCGCTCGATCCAGAAGGCGGCGCGTCGAATGTGGTTCGATGCCGCTGCGTCCTCATCTATGACGTGAAGGGAGACTGAGATGGAACAGATCCTAACCACCGCGAGAGCGCTGGAGACAGAGAGCGACGAGGGGCTGTCCTGGTTCCGCGCATCGACTAACGAACTAGACCGCCACGGCACGATCATTGAGCCGCGTGGCATCGAGACGGACAACTTCGTCGCCAACCCGGTCTTCATGTGGGGGCACGACGCCTACGGATCGGGAGGCGGGCCGCCCGACCTGGAGAACGTCCTCGGTCGCGTTGTGGACTTCCGTCGAAGCGACGAAGCCTTCGACGTGGCCGTCGAGTGGGCCGAGCACGGGCGCGCTGTGATGGCTCGCGATCTGGTCCGAGCTGGCTTCTTGTCAGCCGTCTCGGTTGGGTTCATCCCCGACGCGAACGGCATGGGCACACGATCAATCGACGGGGCCGAGATCCCCGTCTATGAACGAACGGAACTAGTCGAGGTCAGCCTCGTCCCGGTTCCGTCCAACCCGTCAGCCATAGCGATCATGCGATCTCTAAAGCTGCCGGTCATCTCCGAGCATTCTCCGTCCGACGAGGGCGCAGATTCCGAATGCCTGCGGGACAACATCAGGGTGATGCTTGACGCGGAACGTATCCGCTCAGAGTTGAAGCCCAACTCGTAGGGAGTTTCTCAACATGGGAATCGAAAAAGACGCAATAGACGAGGTTCGGAGCGACATCCGCACCTTTAACGAGGAGCAGATCACTCCGATCAAGGAGCGACTGGCCTCACTGGAAGAGCGCGACAGCTCTCCCAGCGATGACAAGGTGACCGACCTGGAGAAGCGACTCATCGAAGGCGAGCAGAAGCTCGACGAGATGAACGAGCAGATCCGGCTGGCCCAAGTCAACACCGGGCTCATCCCCGCAACCGAGAAGAGCAGCGACCCGTTCAGGGGGTTCCTCTTCAAGGACATCGACGCGGTTCGCAACGAACTGCTGCACGGCGAAACCCGTGCTGTCAACCTCGCGGCCATCGCGTCACACGGCAAGCTGACCGCAGAGACTGCAAGCGCGTTCCTCGACTACGTTGTCGGCGACCAGCCGACGCTCTCGGTCATCGAAAAGCGGATGATGAACTCGCCCACGGCGAGACTCGACCGCATCGGTGTCGGCACTCGGAAGCTTGTGACAGCCGCCGAGAACACGAACGTGTCAGACACCGACGGGATCACGTTCGGGAGTCACACCCTGACCGTGACCGAGGCCAACTGGGGCGAGAATCTTTCGCTCAGCTTCCTCGAAGACAACATCGCGGGAGATAGTGCCGAGGGGCAGATCGCTTCGGTAGTCGCCAAGGCCATTGGCGAGGAGTTGAACGACCTCCTCTGGAATGGCTCCGACGACGACGGCGCGGAGTGGATCAAGATCAACAAGGGCTTCGAGTCCCTGTTCGTGACGGATAGCGACAGCGCCGTCACCGACGTGGACATGTCCACGGACGCCACGACTGCGTTGCTCTGCCTCAACAAGCTCTACAAGGGCATGCCCACCGAATACCGGACGATCTCCGACCAGCGGATCTTCGCTTCGCCGGGACTCGCGACGGTGTACCTGGACGAGCTGGGGGGACGCGACACGGCACTCGGAGACTCGACCATCGTTGGTGGAGCTTCCGGGGGACTCCGATACTACGGGGTGCCCATCACCGTGGATCGACACCTCGCCGCAGACAACGTGTACATGACACCCGCGTCGAATCTCGTCTTCGGTGTGCATCGCGACGTGACGCAAGAGATGGAGTGGAGGCCACGTCCGCGACACATCGAGCTGACCGTCTCGCTGCGCTTCGACTTCGAGTACAAGTTCGGCGGCGTTGTTTCTCGCGGCCACAGCATCATCGCTGGCCTGGAGTAGCTGAAGCATGACGAGCGAGGCGATGGATCAGGAGCGAGGTTTGAGCTGCCGATGCGCGGACGTTGGGCATGGCTGCACTGGCGTCTGTTCGTGCTCCTGTTCTTCGTCTCGCGACTGTCGTCCCGTCACGGAGTCGGGCCAACTCCTCTCTGGCGGGACGACAGAGTCGTCGTTCGTAGTTCTCAAGGCGGCTCTGGAACGCTTCAAGGTGAGGGTACGATGAGCATCGTGAGGACAGACGAGTTCCGTCAACACCTTGGGGCTGCAACAACGCCCACCAGGGCGCAAGCGTCTCTCGACGTGGCCGAGGCTCTCGTCGCTGCGTACCTGTCGATGGAATACAACCGGCGCGGCAACGCGCTACAAGAGCACACGGTCAGCGAGCGGATCACTCCAGTCCGCGACAAGACACTTCTGGAAGTCAGCGGTGGACCGATCACCGCCATCGAGTCAATCGTCTACAACGTGACAGGATTCAGGCACACGGGCGACGAGGTAGGTGACGACATCTCGACCGAGACGCCGACCTTCGACTCGGTGTTCAATCCAAACTTCTCTTCGTGGGCGGTTAGCGGCAGAGCTTCGGACGGCTCGACCTTCGTGTTCGAGCGCGGCAAGGAATACCGAATCACCTACAGAACCGGATGGTGTACGGGCAACACTGCATACGCTTGGGAGTGGTTCCGCAACAACGCAGCCGACACCTGGGACGATTCAGCAGACCGTCTCTCTTGGGGCTTCGTGGATGGGACCGCCACGACGACGAACATCGCAGGCTCCTACCTTCTTGGCCCGCAACCTACGAGCCAGACCGAGGGCATCCACTACGAGACAGGCGGCAGCGTCACCGATGAACGCCTTCTCTCCCCGGCCGTCTCCTTCGTTGGTTCCGACTTCCCGTTCATCGTGACGAGGGTCAACCTCATCGAAGCCTCGACCGCTGGATACCCCTGCTATCGCGTGGGCTGGCTCGACGGTGATGGTCGCACGGAGTTCGTCGGCAAGAAGACAGAGCGAGGCGAGGAGAACTTCCTGCCGGATCGGATGCGCGCATCTTCGCTCGTCTCCGAGCATACGGGCTACACGACGCTCGTCGCCGACATGGGATTCACGCCAGCCTCGGACATGGACGAGCAACTCCAAGACCCTGCGCGCAGTTGGATCGACAAGACGATCACGCAGATCAGTCTCCAACTCTGGAACCTCGGAGCGACCGACCCGAGCGGCGCGCTGTTCCTGCTCGACTACATTCGGATCTGTGA